TCATTGATAAGAGGTCCAACAGATTCTACATCAATATCAAGTTCTTCGCAATACCCAATGATTGCTTCCATGTAAGAAATTTTGTTCTTAATAACAAGCTCTTCGATGTGAAGAGAGAATTCGTTGTTTGTTTTGAATTCTTTTGTAATGATTAATGTGTCGCTTAATACCATAATGTTTCCAAAAAAAGAGGACATGGGAGAAGTGAAAAAAGAAAATCTCCCATGTCCAATTCCATCATCTCTCGCTAATAAATTCGTTTAATAGTTTTGCTTTAGCGATAATTTCTACCTCTGATGGAAACTCTGGTAGTTTAGGACATACCGGCATATGAACATAATTATTGTTCCTTGCCATCTCTACATCATTATCCCAACTACGCATAATCAATTCCTTTTGAGAATGATAGTTGTGTTCCAACATATCTTTGGACATTTTTAAAAGTTCTAGTCTAATTTCAAATGGTGTTTTACTCATGAATTACTCCTTGTGTTTGTGTTTAAATTGTAAGCAACGCTTACAACTTTATTTAGTCAACTGACAGACGATTATCATATAGTTCTCTAAAATATTTTAGACGCTCAATATAATTGTTCTTTTGTTCAATAAAAATTTGTGGCGACTCATCTTGTACAGAAATAGGAACCACAATCTGATTTATCTCAATTCCAAACAACTCTTCAAACATTATAGCATATGCAGAGCATTGCATAAAGTAGTTTTCGATATTTTCTTTTCTTTTTGCTTTACTTGCTGTTTTGAAATCAATGACAGACAGAACTCCATCATACTCGGCAATGCAGTCAACAGTTCCAGCAACTCGCAAAGAATTAGAAAACATTTGCAATTCTTGTGCGTAGATGTTATTGATTCTATGCAGAACTGGTTTAAAAGAATTAAAACTATCAACCTGTAGAGGATTAGTAAAGGTTGGAACTTTATTGTTTAGATAGTCTTCACATGCAGAGTGGAATTTAGTTCCTCTACTAGATGCTTTATTGGATATCTTAATCGCGTTGTCATATCCAACTCTAAGTCGCCATTCAGTGATGGCTTTTCTATTGTATTCTGCTAAAATTGTAGTGATGGAAGGATACTTTTCACCATTTGGTGTTAGGTATTTTCTAGTTCCTTCTTCATCAATTCGTTTTAGTTTTGGAATCTCACACGGCAATGATAAATGATTAAACATTAAGTAAATGTATCCAATGATGATGTAATTACGGTTGCGGTATAAAACTTGCCCACTGCCACATCACCTAATCGAGCAGCAAGGCCAAAAAACCCTTCTTGAAAATCTGTTTTAGCAGTAACAATTTTTGCAGTGTGTCCACAAGTAGCTAATACTGTTGAGCCGATAGTTGCTGCTGGTAAATAATTAATAAGAACAGTTGGCTCGCCAGTAATGATTGTTCCAAAAACTGGTTTTCTGTGAGAAGTGCAATAACCAAATGTTAAATCTCCTATCCTAGCGCATGGTAGCATACTTTATCCTCTATTGCAATTAGAAAGTAATACAAACATATGGAGTCAGGTCTGGAAATGCTGGTATAGCATCAAGTTGATTGACGGCTGTCAAAATGCTTTGTAAAACACCAGTGACACCAATTCCATTTAGAACTGAGCCTAAAAAATCAAGTGGATTGACCGCGTTGATTGCTGAAGAGATAGCCAAAGCTGGATTGCCAGTTAAAATTGCAATTGCTGCACCAGAAACTGCTTGACGTAGAACTGTGCAATTAGAAGTTCTTAGTGCATCAATTGCTTGCTTCAATAAAGATGCAAGAGATGCAATTGCAGAATTTACAGCAATAATAACAGTGTTGTAAATTGCAATTGCACTTGCGATGTAAGCTAGAATAATTGCTCTGGCGTCTGTATCAAGACCAACGAACTCAGCAATCCTGTAAATAATATCAGAAATTCCATCTGTAATTCTTTTGAGGGCAGATTCTATTTGATCCAATAAATCACTACCAATCAATGATGTGACCATTGATAAAATAGAACACTGATCACCAAATGTTCCAATAAACTCATTTAGTAAATCCTCAAGTCCACCAATTGCTGTAATTATCTGAGCATCTTCATTAATTAAGATACATACGCCAGCCAAGTCATTCTCCTTTAATCATTTAAAACATCAATGGCATGATTGTAGTGTTTGATTCTATCATCCAAACCAATTTCACCACCATTGATTTTTTTAGTCATAGTCTTAATATCTTTGGTATCTGCTTGTTGATTTAGATTATTCTTTTTCCAAAACCAACAAGCAGACTCAAGAGCATATTTTGGTTCTGCAACCAAATCTGGATTTTTTACAAGAGTGTCATCATTGAAAAGATAATTGGAACATGATGTGTAGTTATCTTTACCAGTAAGTTGAATCAATCCTCTTCCTCTGTATTTATACCCATCACCGGATGCTTCATCTCCATTACCCATTCTACCACCATATGCTCTATTTGCAATTGCTTGTGGTTTACCACCATATTGTGGGGCGATATCTGCGGGGAATCGTTTAGGCCAAACTTTTGTTAATGTTGCAGTTTTATAATTTAAATTTTCCTGCAATAGTTTAAAACCACCCGACTCATGTGAACATTGAGCAATGAATGCCGCAACTCTTTCTACAGTGTTGATTTCATATTTTGGCAATACTTCACACATGCTCTCATACCACTCTCCAGCATTAGGAATATTGGGTAAAAGCTCTTTTAGTTTCTGTTCTGTAAAATCAAATTTGAATTCTAATTCCATTTAAACCTCCGCGTCTTCTTGTTTAATCTTTGCTAATATGTAGTCTTTTACAAGTGAACTTCTAACAATATCATCTACTCCAAATTCAATTCTTGTAAAAGATGACATGTGTCTAGCAATATCTAAAAATTTTAAAATTCCACTTTTATCGTTTGTCTTTCTTAGATCGGTTTGTCTGTAATCACCACACCAAATAATTTTTGAACGATAACCAACGCGAGTCATTACAGTATCAATTTCTTCAAAGTTCAGATTCTGCATTTCATCAACAATAATAATGGCATCATCAAAACTCATTCCGCGAATAAAAGATGTGGAGATAAATTCAATATAGCCCTGCTCAACAAGTCTTGCATATGCTTCTTTTTTATCAAAAAGAGTATTACAAATCTGTTGGTATGGTTGTTGATAAATTGCTAGTTTCTCATCGGCATCTCCGGGTAAATGTCCGATTTCTCTTGATTGAACCGCAGATCTAACAATTATAATTTTATTGAATGGGTTGTTTTTATCCAGTACTTCTTCTAAGGCTTTGTATAAAGCAATAAATGTTTTTCCTGTTCCAGCAACACCGTGTAATGCTATAAAATAATCACCTCTTGTGTATGCGTCATAAAACTTTTTTTGGTTAGCTGTTAATGGGTCAAATGATTTCAAACTTTCTGGCTTTAACTTTAATGTGTTTGGATTTGGTTTTTGTTGGACCTTTTCTTCTTGATCGTACACAATTGCTAGTTTAGCTGCGCGTTTAGTTGTCATTTATATCCCTTTAAATGATAAAGGGTCTTAGCGTTAACCAGACCCTATAGTTAGTATGAAAGAACAGATGTGTGCGTGTTTCATTTTCTAGAGAGTTTGCTTGATAAATTGCTTTTATAATTTGCATTGTGTATCTTTGACATTACTTCTCTAAATCCATCATCTGGTTTTCTAACTCCAAGACGAACGGAATCGCCAATGGATGGCGATCCAATGATTGGTTCTAAGTCTGGATTGATTTTAAGAAATTCTTCTCTGGTATTCCATGACATAATTGAATCAAAAACTTCATCTGTTTTTTTATTTCTGAATGTATACGTCGGCATATTAACTCACTAGACTCATGTTATTTGTCAAATACAAATCAAACGCAATTTTGTATTTTTTATTCGCATTTAATACTTCTGTTTTAGCAAACTCAATTTTATCTAGTGAATCAAAAATGCCGACATTCTTAGTAGATTTAGTCCTGCCTTTTTTGTCAACAACACGATATTCCAAATTATATAGATCTTTCATAATAATAAATTAACTACCTTTTTTGATGATATGAACATGAACTCCGTTTGCAGCGATACCGGAAAGTTTTTTCACTTCAACGGTATGCCCATTGTCTTTTGCATACTTTTCAACATAATCTTTTAACTCATTTCCATCAAACCCCTTTTGATATGATTTGTCCTTACCCTTATGTACCCACATAGATTTTTCTTCATCACCGGGAGTATAATTTTTAGCCTGATTAATATCGCCTGACCACTTTCTAGTTCCAATTACTGCATGACCACCTTCTTTTACAGAATTGAAAATTGAATGCATGACCTTATCTCTAATATGAGGTTCAACAACATTCAAAACATTATGTGACACAGCAGCATCATAATGGTTCTTTGGAATTTCTGATGCGCTTGTATATTCTGGCTTTTCTTTTCTTCCTTCTGGATTTGGCTCCATGTCATGAATAGTTACATCATGCTCGCCAAATCCTTTTTGCATTGCTTTTTTGGTATGCTCTAATCCAGCACCAATACTAATTACTTTAGATCCTTGTGGAACTTTGTCTGTTAAAAATTTACCAGTTTTTTCATATGTACCACCAGTAGTTGCTACTTGTGTTTTTCTAGTATTATTAATAGCTTCTTGTTCTGCCAAGAATTTTTTTAAAGTAAGCGACATTTTTTATCCTTCTGCTTTAGTTTCTTTAGGTGGTAATGTTGCTGGATACGCTTCTCTAACAATGTCTTCTTTTAATGATTTATATTTTTTCTGAAGTTTTTTATCTTTGGCAAAACATAGAAGTTCTGCCTCAGAATAATGTAGCCCTTCTAGCATTTCAATAAACAATTGTTCTTTCTTAACTTTATTAATGTTTAAACTTTTATCTAACCAAATATAAAACCTTTTATACTCGGTTACCAAGTTTGTATGATTGTATCCAATTGGAACTGTCGGATCTCTTTTGAATGGAGGAACATCTTCTGGCAAATCCATACTAACGGACGGGTCAAAGTTAATTCGCATCAATGCCCGTAACACTGGTGTTTCATGTTGTTTTAGAACGGCAAGTTTTTCTTGCCGTGTTTTAGCACGTTCAAATAAGTCAAGCACTTCAGATTGTAGCAACATTAGATTCTCCAAATAATCATGTTTTTACTATTTAGATTATTTGATTGCTCTGACAATGATGCATTCATCATTAATTCTACCATTTACAGGTATTTCTTTGGTAGTCAATTCAGAAATAATTTTACGCAATTGAATTTTTCCACCAGCCAAAACTTTTTTCAAAACATCCAATGGTTTACGAACAGTCCTTTGTTCGCACATTTCTGGATCATAGTTTTGCAATGTAGATCCTTTAACTTGCAAACCAATTGTTGAGTCTGTGCGATAAACAGAAAGACGTTTATATTTAGTATTGAAGATCCAAACCTGACTTGCACCAACAATCTCAGTTGGGTTTACTGATTTCAGATTGAATTCTTTGTCTTCAAATTTGAAGTTAAGGTTTTTAACTTGCACAGAAGCAGGTACAATCTTTTTCTTGCGTGGTTTGCGGTTTGCTTTTTTAATCTGAAAGTACAGATTGATATCTGTTTCCCATTGGGTAAGCACTTTCAAAACAAAATTCAATTTACGTTTTGGAAAATTCTTGTAACCTTCTTTAATATCATCGTCCGTAGATTTTTCTACTTCACGATATTCGGCAAGTTTATTACTAATCCATGTAGTAACTGCATTGCAATATGCTGCTGGAACAGTTTTTGCTTTTAGATCATTGAGTAAATTGTATTCTCTGTTATTGACAATAACATCGTCTAGTTCACCTTCAATGGAACCAATATACTCGCTGATTTTATCTTCAGTGTATTCACGCACAGTCCTGCGTTCTTCTACAACAGCAACAACTTCAGTTACTTTTTTTGCAAAAGAATCAATGTAGTTATTCAAATCCAATTGATGTTTTTCTGAAAGTATGTTATTATTAGAGATAAGTCGAGCCAACCAGCAATATGTGGTTTTTAGATTGGAATCAATGTCTAGATTCTTCTTTTCTGGAAAGCGAGATCCAATGTAAGAAAGCAAAAACAATTTGCCTTCTTTTTTATCTTTCTCGCGATTGTACCAGTTCAGAGCATTGATCAGATCTGTCTGGTAAGTATCCAGAGTTGCATCGACGGTTGGTTCAATGACCTTTTTCATAGTTCAAACCTTATTTCAGTGATGGTTTCAAAACGAAAGGAGCGCCATTCTTGTTTGTCCAAGTCAAAGACAGGGCAAACTTCCACGTTGACCGTTTTGGTCCGGTCAGTCTTCTTTTCGTACTTTTTGACCCGTTCTGGATCAAGGGTACAATTCATTTCCCGGATTGTATCATCTTTTTTCTTGAAGGAAATCTTCACGGTAGATGATGTTTCAAGAAGATTTACAAGCCAGTCTCTGAAGATCTTTCGCTCTTCTTCAGTAGCGTTTACATAGTAAGGAACTTTGGTTTCCATTGTTAAATCCAAAAAAATATCTGCGGAACACAGGGATTGTACCAAGATCTGAAAAACGTGTCAATAGGAAAATCTGTGGTTTTGAAACAACGCTTGCTTTTTCTAAAAAAGTAGTGTACAGTAGAGTCTGTGGTGAGGAAAAAACCACTTGCTTTTATCAAAAAAGCGCGTTACACTGTTCATACACTAACTTAAAGGAATCGAAAAATGGCACACGAACTTGAAATCGTAAACGGTGAAGCTCACATGGCATATGTAGGTGAGACTCCTTGGCATGGTCTTGGAAAGCGGGTTCCCGCTGATGTTAGCCCAGAGCAGATGCTCAAGGCAGCTAATCTGGATTGGGAAGTGGCAAAGACTCCTCTGTACTTCTACGGTGCAAACGGTCAGCCTAATAAGACTAAGGCACAGGCACTGATCCGCACCACTGATCAGAAGGT